CTCTGGAAGAATGAGTGGATTAAATACTGCAGGACAGCAGGCAAACCCAGCAAGCGAAGAGGATTGGCAGATCAATCAGAAGTTGATTAAAATTGCTAGAGATGTTGAGTTTTCTTTCCTGCAGGGAACATACAATAAAACAACTGATGGCAGTCAGGCAAACAAAACCAGAGGTATGATTGAGCTTGCAAAAACAGCTTCCCATATCGAGGGTGGATCAAAACTGTTGACTGTAGATATGATGAAAGAACTGTTTCTTGAAATGGCAAACAATGGTGCATATTTCAACAATATGGTTCTCTTCTGCGGTGCTTTCCAGAAACAGCTGATTACTTCTCTGTATGAAAAACAGCTGGGGTACAACGTTGGCGCAGCTCGTAATGTTGGTGGTATGAACGTTACAGAACTTGAAACCGATTTTTGCAAAATGGGAATTGTTTGGGATAGATTTATGCCAGAAGATACAATCCTTGTTGCTGATATGGCTCATGTTGCTCCAGTATTCCAGGAAGTTCCAGGAAAGGGCGTTCTGTTTGTGGAAGACCTTGCAAAAACTGGTGCATCCGATAGAAAACAGATTTATGGCCAGATTGGTCTGGATCATGGTCCTGCATTCTTGCATGGTGTAATCACAGGGCTCGCAACAACAGCCGCCGCCGCAGCAATGACTGGAAAAGCGGTAACAGGAAAGGCAGTAGTAGACTAATACAGCGAAAGAGGGAATCTGAATGGCTTACGAAAAACAAACCTGGGTAAACGATGAGACTGTGATTTCCGCTGAAAGAATGAACCATATGGAAGAGGGAATTGAAGCCGCAACAAATGGAACTGTGGGACCTGCAGGCCCTCAAGGTGAAAAAGGAGATACAGGACCTCAGGGACCAGCGGGAAAGGATGCCGTTTTGACTCCAGCAACAACGGAAGCAATTGGAGCAGTTAAGATGGCTGCTGCTGTGGCTGATGCATCTGGGGAAACTGTAACCAAAGAAGAATACAACGGCCTTCTTTCATCTTTGAGAGCGGCTGGAATCGTTTCTCCAACGTAGGTGATCGAATGAAAGAAAAGGTAATTGAATTGCTTTCGTGTTTTGGCATCACAGAAGCTGCCAGCGACCCGCTGATTGATTTTGTGATAAATCTCGTAGAAGATACCATAAAAAACAAAATCAATCAGGAAACAATTCCAGAAGGGCTGCACACAATCGAGGTATATCGTATTGCTGGACAGTATCTCATGCTGAAAAAGTCATCCGGGCAGTTAGAAGATAGCGGATTCCAGATTGAACAGGCTGAAAAATCGATACAGGAAGGTGATACGAATATCACTTTTTCTGAAGAATCAATGACAGCTGAATATCTTATCAATTATCTTTCTGCATATGGAGAAAATCAATTCAACAGATATAGAAAGCTGGTGTGGTGATGGCGTGGCAGAAATCCAGACAGAAAAGAGCCTTGCAGAAACTTTGGACAGACCGATGCACGGTGATTATTCAATCCAAAGAGAAAAATCCGGAAAGCAAATTGACAGAATTTGTGGAAAAAACTCTTTTTGAAGATGAACCATGCAAACTTTCTTTTGAATCGCTTTCGACCACAGGGGAGGGGAACGTCCCTTCCTTGGGTCAAGCAGCAAAACTGTTTCTGAGTAATGAAAAAGAAGTCCCAGCAGGTTCTAAAATCATTGTCACCCGACAGGGAAAAACATTCACATTCGCCAGATCGGGAGAACCTGGTTGGTTTACCTGCCATCAGGAAATCAATTTGGAACTCTGGAAGAGGTGGGCGTGATGCCTAAATGGGGAAGCACAGACTTTGAAGAACTGAAACGGCTGCAGCTGAAGATCAATCAGGCAGCTAATGCAGACTTTGACGCTCTTTGCATTGAAATATCAAAAGAGCTTGCCCGAATTTTTCTTGCAAAGGTCAAAAAAAGAACACCGGTCGGCAAAGCTCCAAAATTCGATGGACCATTATACAAAGAAGTTCAAGGAGAAGACAGGGTTGTTCAGGCAATAAGCAAAAAAGGGAATCCATATTCAAAGGTTGTAAAAGGCAAACGATATAAATTCCGAACCAAAGAAGGCGAAATCCTGGACAAATATTGGAAAGGATATACAGGAGGAACGCTTAGAAGGGGATGGATTATTGGAGCCATTACCAGAAAGCCAAATGGGTATGAGGTGGAGATCATAAATCCGGTTGAGTATGCAAGCTATGTGGAGTTTGGACACCGGCAGACACCAGGTAGATATGTTCCACAAATCGGGAAAAAACTGAAAAGAGCATGGTCTCCCGGAAAGTTTATGATGACCTTTACCGAGCAGGAAGTTAAAAGCATGGCTCCTGGATTGATTCAGAAAAGATTTGAAAAGTTTTTAAGGGAGGTGATGAGCGGTGATAAATAAAATCGTGGATGGTATTTCAAAGGCCCTGAATGAAGAGTTTGGGGATGAGTATGAGATATATCAAAACAACGTGATGCAGGGACTAAATGAACCCTGCTTTTTTATTGCCGTTTTGGAAGCTTCCAAAGAGCAGCTTTTGCAAAATCGTTTTCTGCAGCGCAATCCGTTTGATGTGCATTATTTTCCGGTTGATCCGGATGATAACAGAGATATGCAGGGAACAGCTGAAAGGATGCTCGACTGCCTGGAATGGATTATTCCGGAAGAACCAATCCGAGGGTCAGAAATTCGATGGCAGATTGAGGATGGTGTCCTGCATTTCTTTGTCAGTTACAACATCACAAGAAATCGAATCATGCAAAAAGACCTGATGCAGGAGATGACACAGATCATAACAACGGAGGGATAACATGGCGGACAATCAAGCAAGATTTTCAAAAGAAGATCTGGTAAAGTCCAAAAAATATCAGCACAGGCGCGATTTGCTCAACGCTATTCTGGAAGATGATAAAAAATACACCATCCAGGAAGTTGACAGCAAGATCGAAAAATTCATGAAAGGAAGGGCTTAATAAATGGCATTAGGCGGAGGTATTTTTACCACACAAAATAAAATCCTTCCCGGTTCCTATATCAACTTTGTTTCGGCGGCGCGAGCTTATACCATTGGAGAGCGTGGCGTTGCTGCTCTTCCAGTAGAGCTTGATTGGGGCGAAGAGGGAAAAGTATTTGAGGTTACTGCAGAAGAGTTCCAGAGAAATTCTTTGAAGCTCTTTGGATATCCAGTCGACGATGATCGTATGAAAGGAATCAGAGACCTGTTCAAACATTGCCAGAAAGCGTTATTTTACCGCCTGAACAAAGGAGCAAAAGCAACCTGTACATTTGCAGATGCAAAATACAGCGGAACAAAGGGAAATGATCTTAAAATCGTAATCAAAGATGATGTGGATGACGAAAGTAGTTATCTGGTTCAGACTTTGATGGGATTTCAGATCGTAGATGAACAGCTGGTAAAAACAAAAGAAGAACTGGTAGACAATGAATATGTCACCTGGAAACAAGAATTGACCCTGGAAGCAACAGCTTCTACACCGCTTGCGAGTGGAACCAACGGCGAACCAGTAACAGGCACAGAGTATCAAAATGCTCTGGATGCGCTGGAAAGCTATAAATTTAACGCTTTGGGCTGTTTATCGACAACTGATGAAGTGAAAAAGCTGTTTGCAGCTTATGCGAAACGAATGAGGGATCAGGTCGGAGCCAAGTTCATTGTTGTATTGCATAAAAAGGCTGACAGCGACTATGAAGGCGTTGTTTCGGTAGAAAACGACACTAAAGACAGCTCATGGCCTGCATCCTCTGCAGTATACTGGACAACCGGCGCACAGGCAGGATGTGAGATCAATAAATCACTCACAAACAAAATGTATGATGGAGAATTTACCATTGATGTAAACTTTACTCAGTCACAGCTGGAAGAGGCTTTGGGAAGCGGTAAATTTGTATTCCATCGGGTGGATAGTGATGTGAGAGTACTTGATGATATCAACACATTGACTACATTCACCGAGAAAAAAGGCAAAGATTTTGCAAGAAATCAGGTTATCCGCGTATTAGATCAGATCGGCAATGATATTGCAGCACTGTTTAACAGCAAATACATCGGGGAAATCCCAAATGATGCCGCCGGACGCGTCAGCTTTTGGAATGATGTGGTAAACCACCATACCATTCTTCAGAAGATGAGAGCGATTGAAAACTTTGATTCCGAAAATGTCAAGGTAGAGAAGGGCGAAAGCAAAACAGCGATTGTGGTAACTGATAGTATCACACCGGTTAATGCAATGAGCCAGCTTTACATGACAGTCATTGTGTCTTAAGGAAGGGAGAATATAGATGGCAAACACCATGGAAGCAAGAGACGCTGTCAGTGGTTCTCTTGCAGAATTTTATGTCACCATCATGGGCAGAAGATACAACCTGATGCAGGCAACCGAGTTTGAATCTAAATGGGGAATCAACCTTGCAGATGTTCCAATCCTTGGAAG